ATGTTATTATGGCCGCACTTGTTGCTGGTGCTTCTGCAGTAGTTTCTGTTGTACAGAATGCTTTAGAAGACGCACCATTTGCGTTCATGTCCAAAATTCCAAAAGGATAATCTAGAGTGCGGGTTAGATACCCGCATTCAAAACTTTTTATAAATGAAAATTTCAGAAGAACATCCTTTTGTTTTTTGCAACTATTGCGCTAAATCTATAAATACTAATAAATCACCAATGGTGTGCGATAATAATACTTGCACACACTACAACGAAAAAGTAGATAAGAACGGTGATTTAAAAAATGTATGAGTATCGAATTTCAGTTGACCGAGTTATCGATGGGGATACTATCGATTGCTGGATTGATTTGGGTTATAATCTCAAAATCCACAAGCGTATCAGATTCGCTGGAATCAATGCGCCAGAAACTCGTACAAGAAATAAGGAAGAGAAAAAACGAGGACTTATAGCCAAAGATTGGCTTATAAAAAAAATAGACCCTGCTGTAGTAGGTGCAGAAAAAGAAATTATTTTAAAGTCATATGAATACGGGAAGTATGGTCGTGTTATCGGTGAATTATTTATCGTAAGTGGAAGTCGTAAGCAATCAATCAATAAAATGATGTTAGCTGAAGGGCTCGTAACAGAATACGATGGAGGTGCTCGCTAACTTTAGCAGGAGCACACAATTTTAAATATAGTACAAACAGCACTACGCTTATTAGTAGTAGGTTTACTTATATATCCATTTCCTATTGCTATGGCTGACCACGTTCCAACACAAGCACCTTATGGTACAAATGCTAGTGATGATGCTAACGCAGGAACTTTTACTATTGGTATATTAGGTTCAGATGGATTTGAAGATAGTCCACCAGAAAGTTATACAATATTCTTTAGTCAATCTAGTGGTGTAACTGAAACAAATAGTTTTTGTGTAACTACTTCTTTTGGACATTCTGCAAACATTTGGCAGTATCACACATTTAGTCTCGACAACTTAAAGTATTATTTTAATGACCCAGCAGGTAATAATATTTATTATAGAGTTAGGTCTAACAACATAACTGATTACAGTTTTTCTACATTAACAAACCAAAATACTTGGAATTTATATGCAGGAGCACCATTTGATTATAACCAAACAGATTGGTCTGCACCTACAGGAACAGATGCTTGTGATGACCCTAAAATTTTAGATGGAACACCTACACCTACTAACTTAACTACTTCAGCTAACTTACACAATGGAAGCATAACTGTTGATTGGGATATATCTAGTGCAACTTACCAGTATCCACCCGAAAGATATGCAATAGGTTTTGATAAAGCAGACCCACCTATGTATGCAGTAGCTACAGGTAATGTTGGAGATTCCAATTCTTTAAATACAGAATATACATTTACTAAGTCATATTTACAATCAGCTCTTGACGCACAAGTAGGAGATACTTTATATTTCCAAATAAGGTCTGATAATGATACAAACTCTAGTTACTCTAGTTGGACAACTATTGCTAGCTATACAATACAAGATGTAGCTAGCGGACCTTCAGAGTTTTCTATTCAAAATACTTCATATCAAGGTTTGCAATTTAGCTGGACAGCAACAGACACAGGTTGGTCTTCGTTAGATTACTACAGAATAGAATACAAACTATCAACTGAAGAAACATACACAGGTATTAATATCTCAGACACAACTGCTACTTCTTACACAATAGAAGACATATCAGCAGGAACTTATGATTTTAATTTATATGCTTGCACAGATAGTGGTTTCTGTCACGGCTCTCAAGCAGGTCCAGCAAACAATTATGTAGTAAATGCAAATACAGCTACTACTACCACTACAACTATTGTTTATACTCTAGGACCTCCAATGGACCCAGTTGTAACTCAAGAATATAATGTAGGTGTAAAAGTTGATTGGGATGAACCTAATACAGGAAATGCAACTGCTGATACTTATGAACTATATTACAGAACAAGTCCTACAGATGAAGTAGTTATTTACAATATAAGCAATACTGAATATACTATTCCTTATGCAAACATTCCTAATGGAACTTACACCTTTTCAATTAGAGCTTATGACTCTGTCAACAATGTGTATAGTAGTTACTCTACTGAACCTACGCTAGAAGTATTTAATCAAAAAGCAAAAGATGATGCTGATGCTGCTGCTCAAGCAGCTTATGAAGCCGAACAAGCTCGTATTGCTGAAGAAAATCGTATAGCTGCTGAAAAAGCTGAAGAAGAGCGTAAAGCTGAGGAAGCTCGTAAAGCTGAGGCAGATAGAATAGCTAAAGAAAAAGCTGAGGAAGAAGCTCGTATTGAGGCAGAGCGTATTGCTGAAGAAGAGCGTTTAGCTGAAGAGGAGCGTTTAGCTGAAGAGGAGCGTCTCCGTTTAGAGGAAGAAGCTAGAATTAAAGAAGAGCAGGAAGAGTTAGCTCGTATTAAAGCTGAAAAAGAAGCTCAAATACAGAAAGAACTAGAAGCTTCTATACTTAAAGATGTAGATACTGATAATTTATCTGACGATGAAAAAAAAGATTTAAAGGTATTAGTTGATACAATACAAGAGTTACAAGAAACATTAGAGGTTATTGAAATTGAAGAAGAAGTTTTCGAGCTTAAAGAAATTATTATTGTTGCTCCTACTACTACGAGCACCACGACTACAACCTTACCTATCGTTGAAGATTTTGCAGATGAAAAAGTCGATGAAGTACTTGAGGTTGAGCCACTTCCTAGTGAGGAGAGAGACGAGGAGATACAACTCACAGAAGAAGAAGTAGAAATTCTTGTTCAGGAGACTGAAGAAGCTATCGCAGAAGTTGTTACTATCGATGTAGTAGAAGAGGAGCCTATCGATACTGAAGGTTTGACAGAGGAGGAAGTTTTTGAAGCAGAAGAAAAAGCTGACCAAGAGCTTACAGAAAAAGTCGAAGCAGCAGTCTCTAAATTACCTACAGAGGAAAAAGTTAAAGTTGTCCAAGCAGTTGCAAAAACCAAGATACAAAACTTAGGTACTGCTGATAAAACTACACAAAAGGTAGTTCAAGCAGTTGTTAAAGAAGTAACTAAAGTTGAAACAGTTGCTACCTTATCTGAGGAACAAAAGACAGAAGTTGGTCAAGTACTAGGTTTTACAGAAGAAGAGGCTTCTGAAGACCTTCAAATTATTGCAGAACAAGCATCTAAAGATGAAAATACAGCACAAGCACTAGATGAATTTGTTGAAAGGTCAATTGCTAGTGCAGATGTAAAAGATTATACATTAGCTGATGTTGTTACTGAGGTACAAGTAGAGGTGTTTCTTGAAAACCCAGTTGCTGCATTAATTGATGTTAATATAACAGAGATGGACTTGGGGTCACTTGGAGACGACATGACAAGCGACCAGCGTCAAAAATCTAAAGAAGTAGTGGTTCCTGTAATCATTGCATCTCAGATTATTGCACAAGCTGGAGCATTAATGACCAGGAGATTTTAAGTGATTAAAAAATTAATTAAAACGTTATATAAGGTATTAGGCATTCCTTTTGAATTATTAAAATATGTCATACAAGTAAAAAATTTAAAATTTGTAGGTAAATGGGTAATAGACGCAATTAAAGAATCTATTGCACAGATATTTACCATATTAGGTTTTTTCATTGCATGGTTTACACTTACAGGTTCTGCACAGGACATAGTAGGTGTAGCTATTATTGTATCAATAGCAATTTGGCTTATTACAATTAGATTAAGAGATTAGGAGGTGTTTATGGATTGTTGTGGTAACGGTTGTTGCGGAGGTAGCTAATGTTGAATAAAATAAAAGATAATCTGGGTTTAATAGCTACAGCTATAGCTCTTATGGGTTCTGTTGGTGCAGGTTTATCTACTGCTGGAGATATAGTCAATACACTACAAAACATTGATAGCAGAATGAATCAAGTTGAAGTAGATTTTGAAATGCTTAAAGAAAGCACATTTGTACAGGGCGATATTGCTGTTCTGTTTGAGAAAGTGCAGAAATTAGAAATAGCTAATGATACTAACCAATATGTTCAAATTGAAAAATGGGAATGGGATGATATAAAAATACAAGTTACTCGTCTCGAATCACAACTTATGGACCAAGAACAAGATTTAATGGTAGTCAGAGAAATACAAACTAGATTAGCTTGGATAGAAGCGAACTGTTGTAGATAATGGCTAAAAAGAAAGTAAGTACTTGGTCAAAAATTAAACAGATATTTTGGCGTATGATTGCTACATTTACTGCTAATGGACTAGCTACTGTAGGTGCTGGTTCAATAATTGGTATTGAAATACTCGATGCAGTACTTTTAGCTGGTACATTGGGAGTAGTTAAAGTTTCTGAGGATTTAGCAAGAGCATTTTTAGATGACGGCAAAATAACCTTAGATGAGATTAATGAAGTATTCGGCAAACTAGACAGGAGAAAGTAATGTGTATGGTAGACGTTAAAGAAGACGGTTCTTTTATACAAATATGTAACTGTAAATACGGTAGTGCTTTTTGTGTAGAAAACTAATGGCTACAAATTCTAATAGTAACGGTAACGGTTTTACACAAAAGGAAATGTTGGTAATGATTCTAGATGGACAGGAAAAAATAAATGAGCGAATTGACTCGCTTCACGAAAAAGTCAATGCAAAAATTTCAAGACAAGAACTCGCAGGATGGGTTGTAGTTGTAGGTACATTATCTGCAATAATGACACAAATGTAATGGAAGAAGATTTCGTACTTGCAGAAGATATGTTTACAGACATACCAGATTTTGTAGATACTTCACACGAATTTGATGATGATTGCGGAGATGCTTGCAAGATATGAGTAATCTAACTTTTAGAGTTAATATAGTTGATAAAGAATTATCAAACAAACAAGATGATAATATGGTTTATTGTCAAGCAAATGATTGCAGTAACTACTTTTACCTTATAGAAGGAAGTAAACACACAACTTGTTTTCATTGTAGAAGTTCCTCTTAAGAAACAGCTTTTAACCAAAACCTCTTATACATTGACTTATCTAAGTTTTTAAAGTTAAGTTGCATATACTTATATATACCAATTAGCTCTTTTTGAGATTCCCCTGTAATACTTGACTCTTCTTTAATACAACTCATACATATATTTAATCTATCATGACGCATTTCATTGTATCTTGTCCAAAAGTGTTCTTCTTCCTGTACTTTGTCGCAACGCCAACATTGCTTGGTTTGAATTACATTACTCATATATACATTTAAGCATACTTCTTTATTGTAAGCAATTCATAGGTACATCTATTACATCATCAAAGTCTATGTGTAAATCCATAAGTAGATTTAACTACAGAGTCAATAACGTTACTAGGACTATTAAGACAGAATAAAGGCAAT